CAACAAGCCCGTCCAGGTTGTGGCTGCTCTCGACGCATTGCGACGGCGTTCTTTCGCCTTGTGGCGAGATTCCCACGAATGTTGTCAAAGCATTACCGATGCACACGCCATCAGGCGAGGCAGAAAATTGGTATCTGTGCGAACGTTGTGAAAAAGAATACAAAGAGAATTGGCTGGAAAGTTGTTCTGATTGGGACCTTCTTTCTTGCGAGAATTGCAGGACAAAACCGGCAAGGACCATCCCAGCGCTGACGCGTTATCCTTGGGATGGAACGGGTGAAGATCCCAATAGGCCGCTTGACCTCTGTTTTCGCTGTTCCCGTGATTACGTTGAACATTGGAAAAATATGTGGGGCGAGTATGCTTCAACCAGATTTTAACGATTGGAGTCGATTTTGGTTGACTTCCAATTACAAATAGACTATGATCCCCGTATAACTGAAAAAGGAGAACCGGCCATGACATGTTCACGCAAACACACAGTTCCACAAATACCAGACGAATATTGGAAGTGTTCGAAATGTGGCGAGGTGGATAACTTTGTCCTTGAACCGCCTGAAGGGATGGAAGACAAGGATGAAGATTGTCCATTGCTACATGATGACGATGATTGTGTCTGCTATTCGTGTGGAAATGCGACGACAGCCAAGCGCTTCGCCGCTTCGTTCGCGAAGAAAAATGACTTAGTCGCTTGTCCTTGTTGCGCGGGCAAGGGCCTATTGCCGTCGAAGAAAGCCGCCTCGATCAAGGAGAAGTTGAAATGACAGAATCTATCATTCGCCCTATGTTGGCTGGACAAATCAAGGATGAAGAAAAACTCAAGTATCCGTTGATTGCTTCGCCGAAGCTTGACGGAATACGGTGCTTGAAGATCGAAGGGCGAGTGCTCGCGCGCTCTCTCAAACCGATCAAAAACAACTACATCAGAACTGTGTTGGAGGAGTTGCTACCCGACGGTGTGGACGGGGAGTTGATGGCTGGAGACACATTCCAGGCATGCACGTCGGCTGTGATGTCTGAAGATGGTGAACCAGAATTCAAGCTGTGGTGTTTTGACATGGTTGGCGGAGATTTGAAACAACCGTACATCGACAGACTTCGAGCGTTGAAGAAAGCCATAGTCAAAATCAATGACCCACGCGTTGAATTCGTTCCAATCAAATCCATCAACTCAAAAGAGGAATTGGACGAGTGCGAGAAGAAGTGCTTGGCCGAGGGGTTCGAGGGCGTAATGGTGCGAGATCCGTATGGCCCTTACAAATGTGGTCGCAGCACCGAACGGGAAGGCTGGTTGTTGAAGCTAAAGCGCTTCGTGGACTCTGAAGCTGAAATCATCGGTTTCGAAGAATTGATGCACAACAACAACGAAAAGAAAACCAACGAGCTTGGTCTGACACAGCGTTCCACGGCAAAGGCCGGGAAGGTGCCGGGCGGAACGCTCGGGAAATTTCTTGTGCGTGATCTGAAAAGTGGCGTCGAAGGAAGGATTGGTACAGGGGTTGGTCTGACGCAAAAGCTCAGGCAGGCGATTTGGGACAATCGAGACGCATATTTGGGCGCTGTTGTCAAATACAGATACCAAGAAATTGGTGTGAAAGACAAAGCACGCATCCCAGTCTTCATCGGCTTCCGCGACAAAACAGATCTGTAATCATCCTGTAGCAATCCAAACACATAGGTAACAGCGAGAGGAACGCCGCAATGTCGGAAAGATATGCCAACATCCAAGAGTCATTGCAAATGATGGCAAAATGGGCGGCGTCTGTTCGTCCGCTGTTGATGGAGTTCATACCTGGTGTGGTTGATGATGAGAATAGACAGAATCTGCTTGACTTCGTTGGTGCGATGGATAAAATATCGGCGTTACTTTCGACATTCAAAGAAATTGAACAGACGTTTTTTGACTCGATGATGGTCATTCAGCGTTGCGGCGCGCACCTTGAATCGAAGCTCAAGAGAGACTTCACAGAGAAGGCCCCTTGCCCACCGGTGCGCGTCGAACTAAACCACCCGGTACACAATCCATTTTTCCACAGGCCGGAAGACTTGAACTAATGGATGCAGATCAACTGATCATAGACCGTCTGCGAGAAGTGATCAGAGATCTTGAAGTGCGAGTCAAAACACAACGCGCCGAACACGAAGCGGACGCTGTCCGCCGCCTCATCGCAGCACTAAACAAACCCATCCAGAATAGCATCGCACACGGAAACACCGTTGTTCAAATTGGGCTTCTGCGTGCCATAAATGAAGAGTTCAACGACTCGATAGGTACAAAGAAACAATGCGATGGAACCGTGGTTGAGTTCGTCGTTCGAGGCGATGATGGCGGAACAACACAGCATACCAAAGGCCAAGGCGAGGATATCAGCACTTCAATTCAACGTGCGTATTCTGAAACGCAAAATGAAGGAAGCTGAAAAGAAATATGAGGTTGCATTTCGCGCATGGAGACGAGTCGACGACAAGTTGATCGACGCCAAGCATGATCTAGAAGACACCCTAAGAAAGCAACGGATCGAAAAAGAAAAACCAGCGCGACCTTGCCGCTGAACCTCCATACGGTTTATGCTTTGGCCTACTGTTGAAGTCGTAAACACCCATTGGAGGAAGAAACAATGTCATCCGGCGTAACAAGAACAAAGACGGGTTGTGTGGTTGGTACAGGTGCTTCACTTGACGTGAAAACCGTAGGCTTCCAACCGAAGTATGTGAAGGTGGTCAGCGTTGCAGGGTTGGTCCAAGAAGAGTGGTATGAAGGGATGACCGAAGGTGATGCTGTAAAGCAGGTCACCGACGGAACGCTCAACCACATCACAGGCGATACAGGGATCACTCCTCTCGTCAACGGCTTTACGATCGGTCTCGACGTAAACATCAACGTTGCAGGAGTGCCAGTATACTGGCTAGCTGTAGAGTAAGGCGACTCGGGCGTGGGCAACCGCGCCCAAACCTTTCCCGTACAACAGAGGGTTGAGTCATGGCAGATACGTCCACAGCACCGAAGACGGCGCCGCAATACACACACTACAGGACGGTCACCGGCGCCGTGGATACGCTTCCCGAGACGACCAAAGCACACGGAATGAACGCGGCCATATTCGAGCGAGCGAACATCCAGGTAGTTCCATCAGACGGGGCCAATCCAACGGTTGACGTGCTTTGGTGGAGCGATGAGGCGGATGCCTTCATCCAAGAGCACACCAATATCCAAAAGGCGGGCATTGGCGCTGACACACCGTATGAATTCACAATCGAAAGCCTTGGCAGGATATTTTTTGTTGCAGTGACGAGCGGCGTGGCAGCGGGACAGACAGCAAAAATTTTCGTGTCTGGCTACGGGTTGGACGAGTAGGAGTTTGCGATGGAAGGCCATTCGCTGGTGCGCACACGGCTGAAAAGAATGCCCGATGTTGTGACCATTTTGAACAAGAATGGCTCAAATGTCACGCTGGTTTCGGAAGGAATGCTGAAGTGTCGATGTAAATCCTGCGACACCACATTCTACATGTCCAGTGATATGGCACAAGTTTGTCCCTGCTGCATTGGCAGAGAGATTGAAAAAGTGTGGACAAGGCCGCAGACACTTCTCGTGCCTGAGAATGAATTGCCGATAGCGAAGGCTGCCGCTAAAAACAGCGCACGAGGACGTTGATGTTTACGCCTTCGGCCGCTGCGAAGCTCGTGCCACTGATTGGCGAGGGGTCAAAGTCAATCGAACACGCAGAGCGCTCCCAGCTCATACAATACTATCAGCATTGCAAAGCGATGGGATCCGAATGGATCAAGCGCCAAATCATTGACAACAATCGAATCGATATCCTTGCAATGGCTGTGTTAGGTTATGAGGTGCAGCCGTTCCACATGTCGATGATGAAGTATCAGTTTCAGCACCCTGACTCGCTACAGCTCGCTTTTCGTGGCGCTGGAAAATCGACCGTTCTTACCATCACAAAGACAATTCACTATCTTCTGAAAAATCCGAACCTGCGAGTGCTCCTGGCGTCGAAGACATCGACCAACGCCGAAGCGTTTCTGAAAGAGATCAAAGCGCATTTTGAGTCCAACGAGATGTTGACCAATCTCTTCGGTGCCTATTACGATTCCAACCGCGTCACAAAGTGGGACAACCGTGAGATTGAGGTTCTTCCACGAACGCAGCGCACGAAGGAAGCGAGTGTTACTTGTGTTGGCGTCGAGGGAACGGTTGTTGGAAAGCACTACGACATCATCATCAGCGATGACCTCGTTGACGAGGAGAACACGCGCACGAAGTACATGCGCGATAAGACACAACAATGGTATTACCAAACACTAGATCCAACGCTTGAGCCGCCGTCATCAACCGTTCCACATCGAGGTGAACACCATCGCCTCGGCACCCGATATCATTATGATGATTTGTACGGCCACTTGATCGCGAATGAGCTGAAGCATCACCACAACATCATTCGCGCCCTCGACGAGCGCGGGAGAAGCCCTTGGCCGTCGAAGTATCCGTCAAAATGGTTCAAGGAGAAAAAACGCAAGTCAGGCGTAATCATCTTCAACGCACAGTACCAATGCGACACCGAAGCGATGAAGGGCGAGGTGTTCCAATACGACGATTGCCAGAAGGTTGATGACGATCAGATCCCAGGCGGCCTTCGTATTTACATGGGAATCGATTTGGCCATCAGCGAAAAACAAGCGGCCGACCACTTTGCGATTGTAGTCGTAGGGAAAGACAGCACAGACAGATACTACGTGCTGGATTGGTACGATGGACAACTGCGGTTTTCAAAACAGACAGCGAAAATCATCGAATACTACAACAAGTGGGACCCAATACGGGCATCTATCGAAACCAACGCATATCAAGAAGCACAATACCAACAGTTGAAAGACGGCGACAAGGATATTCGTTTGTTGCCTACGAAGCAGGACAAGGACAAGATCACCAGGGCGTGGAAATTGTCGCCAATGTTTGAAGACAAACGCGTTTTTTTCAAGAAGAATATGGACCTGATGATCGAACAACTTGTCTTGTTCCCCAACTATCGATACAAGGATTTGTTCGATGCCTTGGATCTAGCCATCGGGGCAAGCAAGAAACGCAAAAGGAAATCACGCAACAAAGAACCCGGCGTGATTTAAGAGAGGTGGCTGATGGAAAAAACTGTGTCTAGCGTGGTCAGCGCGGTCGCCACCAAGTCAGGGATGCACACGAATCAACAGGCTCTCGACGGCATCCGAGGGAAGCACGGAAGCGTACGGGCGCGAATCATCGAGGTGCAAACACAGAAAGATTTCACGGCAGACCCATCGTCACCTGGAAAGTCAAAGAAGGAAAACACAGACCCTGTCACGAAGTTGGTGAAGAGCGGTCAAGCTCTCCAGCCGCCGTTTGATCTTCTCACACTCTCGATGCTCCCGGAGCACAGCACAGAGCTGGGGCAATGCATCGAGGCCATGGAAGGTAACATTGATGGCTTTGGGCATCGCCTCGTGTCTCGGATGCGACTTGAAGACGAGGGGCTTGAGATCCCCGAAGCCATCAAGAAGGAAATCACCAAAGAACGAGTCAAGCTAATCAACTTCTTTCAGTATGCTTGTGGTGATGATTCGTTTGTGAAATTCAGAAAGAAGTTGCGCAGAGACTACGAAACAACTGGCAATGCTTATTTTGAAGTCATTCGTGACATGGCTGGTAAAATACAGGGTTTTCGCCACATCCCGTCGCACCACATATTGATCGGCGGTCTGGAAGAGAAGGATCAGTTGGTTGATCGTCCTATCCTTGAACTCCAAGAAGATCTCAGTGTGGAGATCAAAAATGTAAAGGAGTGGCGAAAGTTCAGACTGTATGCACAGGCTCGAACCGTCACAACCAAAAACCTATCCACATACACCGGGAAGACGCGTTGGTTCAAACAACTCGGCGACCCAAGGATGTACGATTACGAGACGGGAGCCGTGGCAGACGAGACTCTGCCGCATGAAAGACGTGCCAACGAAATTGTTCACATTGCCAACTATTGCGCTCGAAGTCCATATGGCCTGCCCAGATACATTGGAAATCTCCTAAGCATCTTTGGCGATAGGGCCGCTGAAGAAATCAACTTCATCACATTTCGAAACAACAACATTCCATCGATGGTTGTGTGTTGTTCGAATGGACAGCTCACAGAAGGAACGATTGCGCGAATTGAATCGTTCGTTGAATCGCAAATCCAAGGCAGCGACAATTACTCTAAGTTTCTGATCCTCGAAGCTGAAACTGATTTAGAGGGTGAAGACGCGGGGCAAGTCAAGCTCGATATCAAGCCGCTCGTGAAAGAGCAGCACAAAGATGCCCTGTTCCAAAACTACTCCACCAACAACCAAGACAAGATCCGCCGCTGCTTCCGCCTTCCGCCGCTGTTCGTGGGCCGCGCCGATGATTACACACGGGCGACAGCAGACGCCAGCCGTCGGCTCGCCGATGAGCAGGTGTTTTCCCCCGAGCGTGATGAATTTGATGAGTTGATGAATCGCATTGTGTTCCCGTACATGGGTGTTTTGTATCACAAGTACAAATCCAATAGCCCTAACACAACAGACAACGCAGAGTTGGTGAAGATATTGGCAGGCTCGGAGAAGACGGGCGGGATGACGCCGCGCATCGCCCGTCAAATCCTCGAAGAAGTGTTGAACAGAGACCTGCCGCCGTTCCCGGCTGACTTCCCTGCCGACGTTCCTTTCAGCCTCACTATGGCCGAGGCCGTGAAAAACTTGGCGCAGCCGACAGAACCAGGGCAACAATTCACCGCTGTGAAATCACTCACAGGCGAAGACGACGAAGAAGGACCGGCGTTGGTTGATGCGGAATGTTTGAAGTGCGGTAACAAGCAACTCGTTCACGCCATCGAGAAGTCGGATGACCCGTTGGTGGAATATCTGGTGAATACGAACAAGGCGATTGAGGCCAAATGGCAGAAAGCCCTCAAATCATCCAGCCAAGAAGAAAACGACCAGCCAGAAGATTAGTGGATCAATGCTCTTGTGGGCATCGGTCGATAGTGCTGGATCGGTTGATGGCAGGGTTGACGGCGGCCGATGAGATTGTGGCTAAGGCCGCCGCAGTGTCTGAGATATCGCAAATTGCTCGCATCGAAGTTTTGTTGAGAGAATACCTTTTATCCAAATGGAATGTTTTGTCATCGACAGCGTTGAAAATTGCTGTAAAGCACGCTGAATCCCTATCAAAATCTGAGAAGATCTCGAATGACATCGAGAAGGTGATGAAGCGATTCCCAGGCGAGGTGAAAGAACGTCTCGCCTTTGACGTTGGGCGCATCTACAAGCTGTCGAGGATTGCTGCTTGGAAGAAGGTGAAGACGCGGAAAGGGAGTCTGTCATATGACATGACATACTTCATCCCAACTCAAAAAGCCAAAGCAGAACTGTTACCGTCATTCGATGTTCAGGATGTGAAGGCGGTCGAATCAATCACCAAATACCAATACTTTTGGATTGGCGATCATTACGAACGTACAGTGCGCGACGAAATACGCGACACCACGAAGAAAGTGATGTTAGAAGCGGGGCAGGATCGAACAGCGGCCGGAAAGCTCATGTCAACCGCTGTGAAAGAAAAGCTGGATCATGTAAAGATGCCATCTGGCTGGACCGGAACCCAGAGGGCCTACTATGAAGGTCTGACCGCCAACGCAGCAACAGTGGCGAGGGCATATGGAAATCTGCGATCATTCCGCGAGGGCGGGATCACCAGGTATGAAATCAACAACCCAAATGATGATCGTACGTGCCCGGTTTGTGCGCACATGGACGGGAAGGTTTTCACCGTCGAACACGGATTTACCCAAATTGAAAAAGAAATGGGCACCATTGTTACCAATCTAAAAACGCACACCAAAAACGTCCACCCATGGCTTAGCCCAAAACAACTAAGAGAGATCTCACCATCGCCAGGAAGAATCGAGGGGAAGGCGGGGGAAAAAGATTCACAAGCCCTAGCCGCCGCTGGACAAGCTTGCCCGCCATACCATTTTCTGTGTCGTTGTGCGTTGGACATCAGCGAAGAGATTGGGAGCTGGTCTGAAGTTCCCGAAGAAGACGTTGTGCCAAAAACTCCAACCATCACCCCGGGTGATCTGAAACCGTCTGCTGTTGACAAGATGTTGTTCAATATGACCACGTCTGAGGTTGAAAGCATAGAGTCAATTGGCGGGAAGAACACCAATGCGGCTAAAAAAGTCACGTTGAAAACACAGGGCGGCGAGAAAATAGAAGGCGTATGGAAACCGGCTAGTGGCGAAGTTGATGAACTTCGGATTGGTGTGAAGGGTGGAACATACCACCAACGCGAAACAGCAATGTACGAGATAGACAGAATGATGGGTGGTGATACGGTCATCCCGCCAACAATTTCGCGCCATATGGATGACAAATCAGGCCCAGGAAGCTACCAATTGTGGTCCAAAGGCGCTGCCACAGAATCAGAGGTGAGCAAAAAATACAAAGTGATGCCGGATTCTTGGAAAGAAATGAGGTGGCATGAACTTCCGTCCGCCCGCCGAACGTTCTTGATGGATGTCATTGGGGCCAACGATGATAGGCACCAGAACAACGTGTTGTTCAAAGTCCTGAAGAATCCCGCTGTTAAAGATAAATTGGAAGACACAGTGAAAATGGTAGCCATTGACAACGGGCTATCCTTCCCCAACACAGAGATGGCTCGTTTTTTGTTCCCTGGCGATGCTTATGGAAAGAACGCAGCGGCGTTTTTGAACTTAGATGTGGAATCAATGAGATTAGTCAGAAATTTGAAGATCCGAGAAGTGGCAAGGACACTATCTTCATTTGAAGACATAGACGCCAAATCAATCAAATCCACGCTGGTCAGAATAAAGGCGTTGCAAAACGACCCTGATGCAATAACCAAACTAAGCGGCAGCCAACCCGCGCTAAAAGTGGAAAGATTCGTTGAGCAGTCCTTGCGTTATCCGGCAGATTTGGTGGATGAAAAATCGTTGAAAGAGATTGACGAAATCATGAAAGACATCATCTCAGCCCGAGATAAACAATAGGTACGAGTATGAAAAAGAAAATCGAATTGGTTCGCGTCAATTTGGATA